CATCGTAACCCCTGCCACACAACAAGCCGTAGAGACTCGCCATGCTGAGATCATGGAAGCTATCTTTGGTCAGGGTGAATTCTTTGACATTCAAGATGACATTCGGGATGTGAACAACAACCCCATCGATGTGGGCATCATCAAAGCCCAGTTGATGGAGGATTTCAAGCGGGACAAGATTCGTAAATCCATTGACCAGATCGAGTTAATGGCAGAAATCTACGGTACAGGCATTGGCGAGATTGTGGTTAAGACTGAAAAGCAGTTTGTACCCTCTACCCAACCGATTCCTGGGCAAATGGGTCAAGCAGCCATTGGCGTAGTGGAAAAAGACAGGGTTTCGGTCAAGATTTCACCTGTGAACCCCAAAAACTTCCTTTTTGACCCCAATGGAACCTCAGTTGACGACTGCATGGGGGTCGCAATTGAGAAATACATCTCTATCCACAAGATTGTTGAAGGCATTGAGCGTGGAATCTACCGCAAAGTAGACATTGGCACTGCTGGTGAAGATACTGACCTGGAGCCAACCCAAGAAGTGAGCCAGTATCAGGACGAAAAGGTGCTTTTGCTGACCTACTATGGTCTGGTTCCCCGTGAATACTTGGAGAATCTCAGAGAAAGCAAAGAGATTGTTGAGTTGTTCCCTGAGAACTCTACTGCTGAAGAGTACACAGACATGGTTGAGGCCATTGTCGTGATTGCCAATGATGGGCAGTTGCTCAAAGCAGAGGCAAATCCTTACATGATGAAGGATCGCCCTGTTCTGACCTACCAAGATGACACGATTCCTAATCGTCTTTTGGGTCGTGGAACAGTGGAAAAAGCCTTCAATATGCAAAAGGCTATTGATGCTCAGATTCGCTCCCATTTGGATTCGTTGGCGCTGACTACCAGCCCCATGATTGCAATGGATGCAACCCGTCTGCCCCGTGGTGCTAAGTTTGAAGTCAAGCCTGGGAAGGCCATTCTCACCAATGGCGCCCCTTCAGAGATTCTGTATCCCTTCAAGTTTGGTCAGACTGATGGCAACAACCTAGCCACTGCCAAGGATTTCGAGCGTATGCTCCTGCAATCCACTGGAACTTTGGATTCTCAGGGAATGGTCAGTGCTGGCGCTAGAGACATGGGCCAAGGCGGTATGTCGATGGCAGTTGCCACCATCATCAAGAAGTACAAGCGTACTCTGGTGAACTTCCAAGAAGACTTCCTGATCCCCTTCATTCAGAAGGCAGCTTTCAGGTATATGCAGTTTGACCCAGAGCGTTACCCTTCAGTGGACATGACCTTCATTCCTACTGCCACTCTGGGCATCATTGCCCGTGAGCATGAGCAACAGATGTTCATTGGCTTGCTCCAGACCCTTGGCCCCAACACTCCTGTGTTGCCACTGATTCTGAAGGGTGTTTTGGCTAATTCTTCTTTGACCAACCGCTATGAACTGATGGAGCAGTTGGACAAGATGAGCCAGCCAAATCCGCAAGCAGAGCAAATGGCTCAGATGCAACAGCAGTTGGCTATGCAAGCTGCACAGGCTCAGATTGCTGTGAATGCAACACAAGCTGAACAGAATCGTGCAGAAGCTGAGAAGCTGAAGATAGAAACTCAGTTAATGCCACAAGAAATGCAAGCCAAGAGCATGGCGGCAATGACCAAGAATCTGCCAAACCAAGACGATGCTGGTTCAAAAGAGTTTGATAAGCGGGTTAAGATTGCTGAATTGATGCTGAAAGAAGCTGACATTAAGAACAAATCCAAGATTGTTGAGTTGCAAATGGCTGACAAGAAGGGCAAAATGTCGAGCGTTGAAGATGAGTTTCTCAATCGTCTTTCAAGGGAATTGACCTAAATGGACATTGCCGATCTTGAGCGTAAGCTAGGAATTGATGGTATTTCTGCTGAACAGCAGATGGAAATCATTTCCGCTTTGCAACAGTCTGCCGCTGAGAAGATTGCTAAGGCCAAGAGCGAGTCTATTGGCAAGGGCGCTGAACTTGTCATCCAAGGCTTGAAGAAGATCAAGTCAGACATGGAGCAAAAGTTTGCTCAGTTGAATGGCGAGATTCAGAGCAAAGTTGCCTCTATTCAAGATGGTCAGGATGGCAAAGATGGCAAAGATGGACGGGATGGCAGACAAGGGCCAGCAGGGTCAACAGGCGCAACAGGGCGAGATGGTGTTCCTGGGCGTGATGGAGTTGATGGCGCTAACGGCACTGGTGTTGCCTCTGCTCGCATTGATTTTGATGGTAGTCTTATCATCACTCTTGATGATGGTCGTGAGATTAATGCTGGTGAGGTTGTTCCTTTTGATGTTGCTGAACGCATCAAAGTTATTACCAATGGTGGCGGTACTTCTCAGTCTGTACTTGATACTCTAACAAGCCTTCAGTCCCAAATTACAGCTATGGCTGGATTTGTGAACTATGAAGGCACTTGGAACGCATCAACCAACACGCCCACCCTTGTTTCTAGCGTAGGAACAAAGGGAGACTACTATGTTGTCTCTGTAACAGGCTCAACCAATCTCAATGGCATTACAACTTGGACTCAAGGTGATTGGGCCATCTTCAATGGAACTGCTTGGGAAAAAGTAGATAACACTGACCTTGTAACTTCAGTTGCAGGGCGTACTGGTGCTATTACTCTCACCACTGCTGATATTGGCGGTTTAGGGACAATTGCTACTCAAGCGGCAAGCAGTGTCTCTATCACTGGTGGATCAATCACAGGTATCACAGATTTAGCAGTTGCTGATGGTGGTACAGGTGCTTCTACTGCTGGTGATGCCAGAACCAATCTAGGTCTGGTCATAGGAACAGATGTTCTGTCTCCAAGTGGCTCGGCTGCAAACCTGACCTCATTCCCCACCTTCAATCAAAACACCACTGGCACAGCATCTAATGTGACGGGTACTGTTGCTGTTTTAAATGGTGGTACAGGTGCAACTACTACCTCTGGAGCCAGGACGAATCTTGGTTTGGTGATTGGGACTGATGTTCTTGCTCCCACGGGGTCAGCGGCATCTTTGACCTCATTTCCAACATTCAACCAGAATACAACTGGAACTGCGGCATCTACACCTAAACTCTTGACTACAAACTTCACAATTGAAGAAAGTGGTGGAAAGTTGATATTCAAGTATGGAGCAACGACAATTGCATCAATGTCTTCAACTGGATTGATTACTTCTTCTGCAAACATTGTCTCCAATGGAACACCTTAAAGGAAAATTATGGCAACCTCAACACTAGGTTCTGGAACACTTGTTCTTGCTGGAACCACATCAGGAACTACGACACTGCAAGCAACTGCGGTGGCTGGTACTACCACTTTGACGCTTCCTGCGGCTACTGACACTTTGGTTGGTAAAGCAACGACTGATACGCTAACCAATAAGACGCTGACAGGTGCGGCAATGAATGGTACTTTGGGGGTAACTACTCCAAGTACAGTAGCGGCAACATCTATTTCTGCATCTACAACTTTGGGTGTTACTGGCGTATCTACCCTAACTGGTGGTGCAGTAATTGAAGGCCTCACAGTAGGCCGTGGCGCAGGTGCTGTATCCACCAACACTGCGGTGGGTGCTAGTACTTTGGCGGCTGTGACAAGCGGCGGTTCTCTTGTTGCTGTCGGTTCTAACGCTGGTAAAGCCTTGACGACTGGTTCTGATAGCGTTGCTGTTGGCGCTAATGCTTTGCAGTTTGCCACGACTGGGACTGCTAACGTAGGCGTTGGTCAGGCCTCTTTGTATCAAACAACCACAGGCAACTACAACTCCGCACTTGGTACTGGCGCACTTCAGAACAACACCACAGCATCTAACAACACTGCTGTTGGCTATCAGGCTGGATATAGTGGAACAACTGGCGGGGCAACTGCTGGTCAAAATGTGTTTATTGGTTATCAAGCTGGATACAACACAAACCATAGTCGCCACACAATTGTTGGTTGGGGCGCAGGTAATGGTGTAACAACTGGCGATCGTATTACTGCTTTTGGACACACGGCTGGAAGTCTCTGCACAGGAAGTTTTAACACATTTATTGGCGGCTCGGCTGGTCGAGACCAAACATCTGGAACAGGCAACAGCTATCTTGGAGAATCTGCTGGTTACTTGATGACCACTGGTAGCGCAAATACCATCCTTGGCGGCTACTCAGGCAACCAAGGTGGCCTAGACATTCGCACATCAAGCAACTACATCGTGCTGTCTGATGGGGATGGGAATCCACGGGGATATTTTGGTGGCCCGGGTAGCATTGGTAACGGTTGTTTTATAAAAACAGGCGATTCCTCCACCTCACGCATTCTTCCCGCCACAGATAATGTTGGTTATATTGGTGAAAATTCTTATCGCTGGCAAGCAATTTACGCTGTTAACGGAACAATTCAAACTTCCGATGGTCGTGAAAAGAACACAATTGCGGACAGCAATCTTGGATTGGATTTTGTTGCTTCGTTACGCCCAGTTTCATACAAATGGAATGTTGGTGAAAATGTGGTTACTTATGATGAAGAAAACAACCCAATTGTTACGTCCCGTGCAGGTGTCCGTTCGCACTATGGTTTTATTGCTCAAGAAGTTAAGGCAGTAATTCCTGAAGGCGTTGACTTTGGTGGTTTTGTGCAAGAACCTAATGACGGAAGGATGTCTTTACGCTACCACGAATTTATCGGGCCTCTTGTCAAAGCAATCCAAGAACTCAAAGCAGAGGTTGACAGCCTCAAAGCCCAAATCAACGGAGCATCAGCATGAACGACTTAACACCCGAAGAACAAATCGCCCAGCACTACAGTGCCGCAATGGACTCAGTTAACCTCATCAATGCTGGCAAGCCCGAAGACATGGAAGATGCTGATTGGGCAGACTGCCTGTCACGCAACAAAGAGCATTTGAAGATCATGCTGGCAAAAGACTTTTGGACAACTGAGAATCTTGAACCACTACGGGCTGCATCCACATGATTAAACTAGACTTGTCATTAGAAGAAGTAAACAACATTCTTCATGTATTGGGCGAACTTCCCACCCGCATGAATGCCTATCCTCTATTGATGAAAATCAAAGAGCAAGCGGAGGCTCAGTTACCGAAAGAGCAAAGTGAGTGAAGATGTTGACAAGCGATTAGCAGTGCATGAGGCGATTTGCGCTGAACGCTACATCAAGATAGTCGATCAACTATCTGATGGGTCTAAGCGCATGAGCAAGATTGAATACTTGCTTTACGCTGTGATTCTAGCTGTGTTGCTTGGCCCCGGCGTAGCGGCTGATTTCGTGAAGAAACTATTGGGGCTTTGACATTGACCCTCTCACTCTTTTGGCGATGGCAAACGGATGCGTTGCAGCTATCCGAAAGGGATGTGAACTCTACAAAGATGTTAAGGGCACAATATCTGCGGCACAAAAGACTGCCAAAGAGGTTACAGCCATTGCAGAGGAAGTCGGTGGGTTCTTTGGTTTCTTCAAGAAGAAGAAAAAACCTACTGATAAACCCGTTGCTGCACCAAAACCAAAGAAAGCCGAACCCGAAGTTTGGGACGAAGGCAAAGTCATTGCTGATTTGGCGGCTAATCTCGGACAGTTCTTCAAGATTCAACAACAGTTGGCAGACCACATCCGAGAAGAAGAAGAAAAATCTAAAAATGTTTATGACCCAAATCAAAACATCATGGAATCTGCTCTCAACCGAGAATTGGCAAAAACTCAGTTTGAGAAGCTATCCAAGGAAATCAGAGAGATCATGGTGTATCAGTCCCCCAAAGAGTTAGGGAACTTGTACACCCGTGTAAATCAGATGAGGGTGCAGATCATTGAAGAACAAGAGCAAGCGCGGTTAGCACAAGAGAAAAGGATTCGTGAAGCAGAATGGAAGCGGCGAAAGATGATTTCGGCAATTCAAGACAAAGCGATCTACGGGGTGGCTTGTCTAGTATTTCTGCTGTATCTCGTTTTGTTTTTCACTTTACTCGTTATGGACAGAAAAGTCAGATGGGGTTTCTAGTCGCTCTAATTGCAATGGTGATTGTGTTCGCCTTGATGCTTCCTTTGATTGGGAGCATTTATTACGACACGCTCGCCACACAGAAAGAAAGCAAGATGCAGATCGAGAGGATGGAGCGACTCCGACAGCAGTTAGAGCAAGACCGTAAAGATTTGGACAGAATGAAAAATGAGTCAAAATAAATTCTTGTGGTGCGTAATTGTCATATCCATTGCGGTGGTTCTTCTTATGAGTGGGTGCGAAGTTGTTTAAGTTAAAATGCAAAATGCCAAACGGCGGGAACCGAATGGCATTTCTAACCAACACGATGAAGGAGCATCAAATGGCTGAGAAAATTTTATCACGAGATAGATTGTGCGAACTGCTAGAAGTTGACACAGAAAATGGCATTTTCACTTGGCGGCACACAATGGGTGGTCGGGCCAAGAAAGGTCAGCAAGCTGGCGCGTTAGGTGCTAATGGTTATGTCTCCATAGGCATTGACCAAAAAGATTTTTTGGCACATCGTTTAATGTGGCTTTATGTATATGGCGCAATCCCTTTGCTTCAAATAGACCACATTGACAGAAACAGAACCAACAATAAACCTATTAATTTACGCCTTGCCACACAAAAGCAAAATAGCGAAAACATCTATCGTGTAAAAACAAACACATCCGGTTATCGCGGTGTTCGGTGTGAAAGCAGACTTTCCTCAAAACCGTGGTCAGCAACAATTACGCATAACTATAAACAAAAACATCTTGGTTATTATGCAACTGTTGAAGAAGCGGTAGTAGCAAGAAAAGCTGCCGAAGATTTATATTTCACACACCATATGCCATGATTAAAAAACTAAGTTTTACATTGTTGGCAATAAGTGCATTAACGGCTTGCTTTGAAGACAGGTACCGCTATGTTTGTCAGAACCCCGACAAGTTCGATCTACCGGAATGTCAAAAGCCCCGCTGTCTGTTTACCCAAACTTGCCCCGAGTATCTAGTCGCACCCATCTTGACAAACAAGATTGAACCGCCAAAAGCTGAAGAAAAGAAAGCAGAGGTTCCAAATGCAACCAATTGAGAGCAATTACTCAATGAACGACAAAATCCAATTGGTCGAGACTTATGTTTGGGCTAGTGTCGTTTTGATTGTGACCATCATTCTTGCGGGTATCGTAATTGCAATGCTCTATTCAGTGACATTCATCACTCAACCAATCAAAAGCCTTGCGCCGATTGACCAAGCCTATTTGAAGATGATGAATGACATAGTATTACTTATTGTTGGCGGCATAGGTGGAGTGATGAGCAGAAAAGGTGTTCAAGCGATTGCAGACAGAGTGTCTACACCTACACCTCCCCCAACAGTTTCAACGCCTTCTAGCCCACCTATAACGCCTCCTACTCCATCAAATGCTTTGCCGGTGTGGGTCAATCCTCCTTTGGATGAAAGCTGGACTCCCCCACCTCCCCCCACTACCCCGCCCCAACATCTAGAGGCTGATTCTGTGCGTGAAGAAATCGCTGCTGCTCGGCATGAGGTGAAGAATGGTTAATCCCTACTTCATCATTGGGGCAATGATTGCTGTGGGCGGTGCTTACGGCTACGGGCATCATGTTGGATGGGGCGACCGTGACGCTGAGATGCAAGTCGAGATCGCCAAAAAGAATGATGAAGCAAGAGAAAAAGAAACCCAACTTGCCCAACAATTGAACGAACAATCAACCAAACTTTCGGAGGCCAATAATGTCATCAATCAAAAGCAGTCTAGTCTTGATCGCGCTATTCGTGATGGTCGGTTGCGCCTCCCGTCCACAAGTTGCGTACAAGCCCCCACAAATGCCCCCACTCCCACCGGAGATAGCCCAAAAGAGAGAAGTGAACCTAACCGACCGGTTTATGAAACTTCTGACTCCGAACGAGCAACACTCGCAGCAATCGCCGAAATCATCGCCCAAGGCGACAGAAACACCGCGCAATTGAATGCGTGTATCGACTCGTACAACAAAGTGATGGGGGTGATGAATGCTAACCGCTGACCAACTAAAGAAACTCCACATTGGGGCCGAGTGGGTTGATGCACTCAATGAGACCTTTGGTAGATTCAATATCTCCACCAAGCGCCAACAAGCTGCCTTTATCGGTCAGTGCGGACACGAATGCGGACACTTCAAGACATTGGAAGAAAACCTCAATTACCGCGCTGAAACGCTCATGAAGCTGTGGCCTAAGAGGTTTCCCACTTTGGACTTTGCCAATCAGTATTCTCGTAATCCTAAAAAAATTGCCAACAGCGTGTATAGCGGTCGTATGGGAAACCGTGATGAGGCTAGCGGAGACGGGTATCGGTTTCGCGGTAGAGGTTGCATTCAGTTGACCGGACACGCTAACTACTTCCATGCCGGACAAGCGTTAGGAGTAGATTTCGTGATGGAACCCGATCTAGTCGCCACACCAAAATACGCAGCTTTAACAGCGGGTTGGTTTTGGTCTACGCACGACTGCAACCGTCTCGCGGAAGAGGCCAATTGGACGGGTCTCACAAAGAAGATCAACGGCGGGACTATCGGGCTTGACGATAGGATTAACCACACGAATCAAGCCTTATCTGTCTTGTAACGCTTGACCATTCTGAGGACATTTTCATGTGAGATAAAGCGATGCCCGTTGTAGCACTCCCTTCGTCTGACAAGCATATTCTCCTCAGTTTTTGTGTGTTGAACAAACGAGATTGCTTTGCACTCGGGACACTTCATGCCGGAATTATTCGTACTCTTAGGATTCATTGAGGGCAAGCCAAACCATAAAACAGATGACAGAAATGGCTAGTGCGATTCCTAAGAACCCCAAAGCAAAGATGATTAGGACAGTCTCGATCACATAACCCCCCTCATCTCCCATCCGACTAAAAAATAATTCCATCTGCCTTGCATGGCGGGGTTGGTGTACTTGTCGCCAGTCATGGCTAGATCGGCATCTGTGTAGCCCTTAGATGACATAAGTGCGTGGAATACTTGTCTTGCTTTCATTTCTTCATGTTCCTTACATAAGCTGTAAACGACTGAATCGTGTCTTTGCCAAACGCTAGAGTGCATTTCTCAATGTGTTGGGCGACTTCTTCAATCACAACATTCCGCGCATTGTTTTCAGCGTATCGGATTATTTGGTGTTTGCGCGACCCTTGAAGACCCCAATCGCCTTGTCTGCGACTGAGTTCTTCAAACGCTTCATCTTCCGGACTCAAAACCCAATGTCCTCATCGTTATCGGCGGGTAAGCCTTTATATTCTTTTGGTTTAGGGTCGTTCATGTATGCCCAACCGTCCCACCCCGCATAGATGGGCATTACATCAAGTTTCAGCATGGGGCCGTTCTTTGTATCGAGGACAGACCCAATACGGATGTATCGTTTCTTTTCTTCACCCTTTGCGTTGGTGTAAGAACCCGCAACTACGGTAACTTCTTTAAGCAGTGCCATTTTTTTCTTTCATTAAAAGTTCAAGTTTTTCGTCAAGGTCGGAGAGAAACTTCACCACTTCGGTATCCATTTCGCTGATTAGTTTCTCATCTCGCTCGACTCTTTTGGTGAACATTTCCAACCCCTTAAGTCGCGGGTCAAAGGAAACGAAATCACACCATTCTTTACCCGTACATCTAAGCTGAAACTGAATTTGCTTGATGTACTTTGCGGGAACCTTTTTGTTTAGCAGTGTGTCGATGTGGGTGGAAGTGTTGGGACATTTGATCTCAATGATTCCATTGCCCACAATCCCATCGGGAGAGGCTCCGGCTTTCTCAATGTCCGGATGAGCAATGAACCCCACTTGATCGACCAACACTGAGTTGACCATCTCGTAGTGCGCTCGGGCCATTGGCTCGGTCTCTGTCCCCCAAGCCATAGCACTGTTGGTAAAAGATTCAGCCACTTCACCCGTTAAACGCTCACAAATCAGTTGGGCCATGTAATCGTCCCGTGACGCACCATAACCACCCGTTTTGAGCTTTGCCATCACATCGGAGACGCGAGAGGCCGTCACTTTGCCAAGTCTGATTTTTAGCCATGCTTCGCTACCTTGTTCCATCACAGACTCGCTTTCTTCAAGTCTTTGGCAACAATAATTGCATTCTTTGCGGCGGCATCATGTCCGGCTACCTTAATGGCCTCAAAGTAAGCAGACTTCAATTCTTCCTCTGTGGTGGCGGCATCAATGGAAGCGATTAGAGGGGCAATAAGGACGGTCTTTGGCGCGACTGAATGGGTATGGGCATCGGCATCGTTGTCGGACTCTGTGGGGATGCTAAAGGCTTGAAAGGCTGCATACTTGTATGCCGCTGACATAGCCTTGTTGGTGGCTTTATCTCCGCTATCCATTGCTTCGCCAAAGGTCTTGACGGTGTGCTTTGACCCGTCATCCGCTGAGACAAAATCAAACTCAACCTCAACAGTCACATAGAACAATGCGCCACCCGACTTGCTTGCTCGCTCAACACACTCACGGGTAAGAACACGGGGCAGAATACAAAGGCTGTGCTTTGCCAATAGTGGAGCAATAGCGTTATACACATCGTCAATGCCCCTAAAGTTATATCCGCTGCCTTGCATATTCCTACGGTCTTTTGTGATGCCGACAGATGACAATTCAGCTTGAACAGCGTTGATGGCTTTGTAAACTTTCATTTTGAATCCTTTGAAATGAGTTCGGTTTGGAGGGTTTTGATTTCGTCTCGGGCATTGTCGATATGGTTGACCAACACGCGAATATGGCCTTCCAACATCTGAATGCGGTAAAGCAGTCGTTCGACTTGATCGGCATCATGTTCGCGGTAGAGGGTCTCTGAGGTTTGTTTGACAGAGTTGATGATGTAATCAGCGTCCATTAGGGTCTCCAAATAAAACAGTCAAGGGCAAGCACGATAAGGGCTATGAGGCTCACCACACGCACTATCTTGTCGGCAATGGTCAATTGGGCTACATGAATCTCAATGCAAGCCCCGTTCTCCAAACTGTTGGGGAATGCTTCGGTGAATGTGCGGGGGAATTTGGTTCTGTTAAGCATGGAAGTCCTCAATCATGGCAATGTGGTGTTTCTTGATCTGCGAGTAGATCAATGCTTGATCGGCGGCGGTGAGTTCGTATGTCACTTCAGTACCTGCAGGTTCATCTTCAAATGCCTCAACGGTGTAAGCGAACCAATCGTAGACTTCGGAGAGGCCAACAGAATCATCGGCTTCAAAGTAGTCGAACTCGACCATGAGATACCCGTAGTCGATGCTGTGGACTTCGGTGGTGTAGGTTAGATTTTTCATGTGCTTCCTAAAAGACCCTATGCGTTGTGCTGGGGAATGACTGCATCTTAAACCTACATCTAGCAATTATCATTAGGACTTTCCCTAATGTGTGAAAATACAACATCTAGCACAATGAATCATGTTTCCACATTGCTTTCCCTCTGAGACGCACTATCGTGAATGGGTCAATTACGCCAAAATCGTAGCTGAACCCGTCCACATCTGTGAGGACTGCACAAAGAATTTTCAGAGGGAAATGCTCTTAGAGAAACGGTGCAAACCCTCACCGAAATGGCTCATTGGTAAAAAACCCGAAGGAACATCATGAAAGCACTCGTAGGAATTTGGTTTGCTCTGTCTGTCAGCTTGGCATGGGCATCTTGCACCACTCACACAATCATGTCGGGTGGACGCATCGTTACCTGCACGACTTGTTGTTACGGTAGCAATTGCACAACAAATTGTTTTTGATGTAAGATTGTTGAAACACGGATAGGTGGAGAGTAGCTACTCCACCGAAAAGCGAACTCCCCGCCTGCCGTAGTTTCTTTTCTGGGAGATTTGCGGAGTTGCTTCATGCACTACTACAAGAGAAATCTTGGCGATTACGCCAAAAAAACGGGTCGTTTGACTATGCTTCAACACGGTGCGTACACGCTTCTAATTGATGCGTGTTATGACCGTGAGGTTTTTCCAACGCTTGAACAGGCAATGGATTGGACTTGGGCATCAACAGAGGCCGAAATTGATGCTGTCAAATTCGTTCTAAGTCGGTTCTTCAAGTTGTCATCTGATGGTCAATATGTGCAAGATCGCATTCTTGAAGAACTCTTGCAGTATCACAAAAACGCAGACACAAACAAACGAATCGCTATTGATAGGGAAACAAAGCGTAAAGAAAAAAGCACGAACCGTGTACAAATCGTAGACGAACCGCCACCTAACCAAGAACCACTAACCAATAACCATAAACCAAAGAGAGAAAGCGCAACTGTCGTTGCTTGCCCACTCGATGTTTCTGAACAAGTTTGGAACGATTGGGTATCACTGCGGAAAAGCAAAAAAGCACCGATCACAAAAACCGTTCTTGAAGGCGCAAGGAAAGAGGCTTTCAAACTTGATTGGCCTTTGGAAAAGTTCTTAGCTGAATGGTGTACTCGCGGAAGTCAAGGGTTAAAAGCCGAGTGGGTGGCTCCAAAGCCGACATTTGCGGACATTGCCAAAGTCACAGTTCCGAGCAAGACCGAGCGAGACCCCGCACTTGTCAAGCTGGATGAAGATAAGGCACGAACTGGCCCACCTCCGGCTGAGATACGGGCCAAAATCATGGAAGCACTGAGGGCCAAAGCATGACCAAAGAACAAGCACACGCACTGCTGAACTTCGTTAAATTGGGATTTGCAATCCCCGCATGGCGAATCAACAAAGCACTGACCATCACGGGGGATTTGAATGCTCAGAGAACTAGCAGACCACTACGCGACATTGGCGATGACGAAGGGCTGGACAGAGTACACGCGCCATCGGGTGAAGGAACTACGCGATTCGAACGATATGTGGAAAGAATTACCCCGCATGGTGAAGGAGCGCATTGATGGACATAAACACGCCGAGAGGACGCGAATCGCTGAAAGCGGAACATCGAGCGATGGAGATATTCGCTAAACACTTTCCCGATTACGAGTATTGCGAAACACCAAAAGACAAACCCGCAGACATTGACGCATTGCTGATAAAACAAAATCAAGTCATGCGGGTGGTCGAAACCAAATGCAGAGACATGACCATTGAAGAATTTATCGGACGATTTAATTATCAGTGGTTGGTGACATTTGACAAACTCGAAAAGGGTCGCAAAATATCTCACGCAATGCAAGTACCGTTTATCGGATTCTTATATTTAATGCAGTCCGATTTACTTCTTGTCCAACAAATATCAAACGAACACAGCTATGTTCCGGAGATAACCATAATGCTGACCGAAACACAGAAAACAATTAATGGCGGTCGAATAACTCGATCTAACGCTTATATCGACATGAGCAACGCGACACAATTAAAATGATTCAAATCCATTTCACTGTCCCACAAGTCGCCGGAAAGGGTAGACCCCGCTTTGCGCGACAAGGAACCTTTGTCAAAACTTACACGGATTCCAAGACTTTGGGGTACGAGAAGTCCATCCAAACCTATGCCAAGCAAGCGATGGGGTCTACAAGCCCTTTAAACGGGGCTGTAGCGGCTTATTTACACATCCGAATACCAATACCGCCATCGTACTCAAAAACGCGCCAAAACGCTTGTATTGAAGGAATCGAACGCCCAACCAAAAAGCCCGACATTGACAACATCGTCAAAGCGGTACTAGATGGCATGAATGGCATCGTGTATCTTGATGACAAACAAGTAGTGGATTTAAATTTAACAAAGGTTTATTCCGCAACAGAGGGAATAGATATTATGGTGAGAGAAATATGATTAAACATATTGGAAACGCAACATTGGAGAAAAAATAATGGAACAAAGCTGGATAGAAAAATTTAAATGGTGGCTGTGTGAAAAGATTGGTCACCCATTGCCTCGTCACGGATGGATTTTTGACGGGCAATATCACCGTGATTGCCGTTGGTGCGGTCGTATTGTGAGCGAGCCATGTAATGAAACAAACAATAATAAAGCGAGTGTGAAAAATGAGACACGATATTGATTGGACAAAGGTTCATTGCAAAGTTGGGCAACGAGTGCCCGTTTATCCATTTAAGAAAGAACCATTTATTGGCGAAGTTAAGCGCATAAAAATGAACCGATTTGGTCGGGTCAGTTATGTAATTGATGACAAGGAAGTCATGGCAGAGGAATTGTTGCCAGCTAAAAATCAAACAAAACTAAAAATGAGGGCTTTATGAATTTCACTTTATATAACCCCCAACAAGGACACGCAGTATTAAAAGACTTGTGGCCTCAGATCAAAGCCACATTGATGGCGGGACAGAAATTAAGGATTGAGGTAAAACAATCTCGGCGCAGTGCTGAACAGAACGATATGTTTCACGGGATTATTCACAAGATACATATTGCGATGAAGGGCGTGGGTTCTAAATGGACTGCGGACGATTGGAAACGATTATTAATCGACCAATGGGCGCATGAGACAAATCGCAAGATTGGGAAGGTAGCTCCTTCACTTGATGGCGAACGGGTAGTTCAATTGGGGTTGCAGTCGCATAAATTCACTATTGAGGAAGGAAGCGAGTTCATTGAATGGTTGTTGGCATGGGCCGCACAAAAGGAAATTGATGTAAACTAATTTTGTTGGTGTAAACGGTTTGGCTCCGTGGTGCTTTGATTCAGTTGCTACCAACCCTGCCGCATGGGAGACACCAACACCCCAAAGGACACACATGGGCTTGATGTTTCCTAAGTACACCTACTATCGGAGCAAGACCCACCTCAAGAATGTGGCATCCTTACTCTGTCAGCACTGCGGACGGGATGGGTCAGTTCAAGCGGCACACTCTAATTGGTCGGAGCATGGTAAGGGCAGAGGGATAAAGGCAAGCGATATTTACACAGCGGCACTCTGTCAAGACTGCCATCAAGAACTAGATCAAGGAAATCACCTCTCCAAAGAGGAAAGAAAACGAATGTGGGTAGAGGCTCACAAAAAGACGGTTTTCACGATGACGATGCTTGACTTGTGGCCTAGAGACATAGGAATTCCGTTAGAATATGATTAACCGATGCTGGTGGCTCCTCCCACAAGTGAACAGTCTGAGGCCGGGGCTTCGGCCCCTCTTTTTTAAAGGGTTTATATGACCGGACTTCTAGCCCCCGCTGCTGAAATCAGCATCGAGATCAAACAAAGCAAAGCAATAGATGATGAAGGCGATTCATGCCCCGTTGCCACACAAGATGTTGAAGTTAACCTCAAGTGTCGCCAAAAGGCCATCGATAAGGCAATGTATGGCCCGATGAACCCCAACGAACCAAACAACGACTATTGGCGCAAGCTGGCAGAGGGTTGGCGTTTGTCTGCCTCTCAAGCAAAGAAATCAACTTGCGGTAACTGCGCGGCATTCATTCAGACCTCTAAGATGCTGGACTGCATCGATAAGGGTATGGGTGAAGATGCAGACGCATGGGATGTGATCGATGCCGGTGATTTGGGTTACTGTGAGGTTTGGGACTTCAAATGTGCATCAAAGCGCACTTGCTCGGCATGGATTGTTGGTGGCCCCATTACTGATGAAATGGAAGGTGAAGAATCATGATGAAAGTCTCGGAAGCAATGCAAAAGAAGGTTGGCAAAGTCATGGGCGAGTACAAGCGCGGTGACTTGCACAGCGGTAAAGGCGGCAAAGTCGTGAAGAACCGAGATCAAGCCATTGCAATCGCAATGAATTCTGCCAATCTTCCGATGCGGGGTAAGCGCACAGCAACCAACAAGGCCAAAAAATGAAGGGCTTGTACGCCAACATCAATGCCAAACAAGACCGCATCAAGGCTCAAAAGGCTGCGGGTGTAAAGCCCGAGCGAATGAGGAAAGTCGGTAGTAAGGGTGCGCCCACTGCGGCTGCATTCAAGGCATCTGCTAAAACAGCAAAAAAATAATGTATAGCCTTTTAGACTTAATGGGTGGGGACAACATTGGATTGGCTCCATACGGTCTACGAAATAGTGGAGAAGGCGTAAAAGGTAAGGGCTATTTTGGTTTACTTCCGGTAAAGGGTGAAGGTGTTGCTTCTGAAATATCAATGCAAGATGATATAGGTGAATTTCCTTTACTTGTTCCAACTTTGACAAAAAAAGAAATTGATTATCTTTTGTCGGGAAATGACCCAACAAATGAAATAATTGAAAAGGCAATAGATTGGGCAAACCAAAGAAGGGGGCAAGGACTTAGCCCATTTTCTAATCCATCTGAATTGAGAATTCCAAAAGGTTTTCTAGATTATGATTAAACGCGGCAAAGAATCTTTCGCGGGGTACAACGCCCCAAAGAAGACCCCTTCCCACCCGACAAAGAGTCATGCGGTGCTGGCAAAGAGTGGTTCAGATGTGAAATTAATTCGTTTTGGACAGCAAGGGGTAAAAGGTTCTCCAAAGCGAGAAGGTGAATCAGAGGCCGACAAAAACCGCAGAGAAGCATTCAAGGCCCGTCATGCGGACAATATAGCCAAAGGCAAGATGAGCGCGGCTTATTGGTCAAATCTAGAAAAATGGAAATGATATGGACGAAGGCGCAGCATTTGGGTTCTTCCCACAATTAAGACCCCGCAGACGCTTACAAGACCCAATAGCGTCCGCAGATGTTCCCGTTCAAGGGTTTAGAGGTAGTCTCTCGGGACTGTTGGGACTATTGCCCGATGTAGCCAACTTCATGGGCCGCAGCCCTATGCCAACCGAGACATTTGGTGAGTTTGATTATGGGCCTACTCAGCAACTTCCTTACGGTTCGGAATACTATTTAAAAGAATTACCGTTAGCACCCACTTCTGCTGTAGGCCAATTGGTTGGACAAGCTGCATCGTTTGCACCATTGAATCCGGCTCCATTGGTTAGGGGTGTAACAAGGGGGGTGCAGAAACTCGGCACGATGGTCGGTGAGGGAATGGCAGAACGGGTAGCTACTGGTAGACCAATGCTGCCGAGTTTGCTGGCAGAACCCCAATCGGCTATGTTTGCTGTGGAACCCAATGTACCCCGCATGAACTTGCTGGACACGCCACCGGAGACAATGACAAGCCTATTGGAAGTCAAGCCTCAAGCGGCGGTAAGCGACTTAGGGTTTTATTCTGCTGCCGAACAAGCCGCGCTGAATCTCCAAAGAAATAAGGGTTCGGGCCAAGCATTCTTGAACGATTTGCTAAAGGCAGAAAATGTTAAGAAGGACGAACTGCAATGGATGGGTGTGGATGACTATTTGAAAGAAAAGCCCAATGTCACAAAGCAAGAGGTTCAAGACTTCATCGCAAACAATCGGGTTGATGTGCAAGAGGTTAGATTGGGTGAAATGCCTTTTGAAGACCCTATAGGGATTGCCAAGCGAAAAGAAATTTTTGATAAATACGAACCGGAAATACAATCTTTGTACAAAGACTTAGATAATGTAACGCTTGCAAAAAGAACTGCAATGAAAATAGCAAACAATAAATATGATGATATGCTTTTGCAGTTAAATAAAGAAGGCTATATGCCAACTGCTCAAGATTATGAAGCATTCAATCTAGCTGAAAAAGAATTGACGCAAGCTAAAAGAATGCAAAATGATGATATTGACATAAGAAATAGACTCGGGTATGTGCAAAATATAAGGGATGCTGAAGCTAATGCAGCGTATGTAATTCCGGAGGCTGTACCTACCAAATATCAAAGATACCAACTCCCCGGTGGTGAGAACTACCGCGAGATATTGATGACATTGCCATCTTCTAAAACATCAATGGAAGAATTCTTAAATGTTGCCGGAAAAAAATATGGCGGTAATACACCAAGAAATCAATGGTCGCCAGAAGATAACGCAATGTATGAAAAATTATTACAAGAAGAACGAACACCAACTCAAGCCGAATATCGTTCATCACATTTCAGTGAACCAAACATTCTTGCTCACATCCGAGTAAATGACCGTGTAGACGCTGATGGCAAGAAAATGCTATTGATTGAGGAGATTCAATCAGATTGGCATCAAGCTGGACGGGAAAAGGGGTACAAAGGACAATTTAAAGATTTACCTAATGACTATAAGGTTGAGTCAAAAACCGACAAAGATGGATACACTTATTATGAAGTGTTAGACCCCCAAGGAAATGTTTTTGCTAAGGATTACAGCAAAGGTAGCGTTACAAATCAAGCCATCAACAGATTAAATGAAACAGTCGGCGGCGTACCCGATGCCCCATTCAAAGACACATGGTATCAACTAGCCCTAAAGCGGGTACTCAAACACGCTGCCGACAATGGATATGAACGGGTAGGGTTGACTACTGGCAAGCAGCAAGCAGATAGGTTTAATCTTGCTGAGAGTTTCGATGCCATGAATTACAAGAAAAATAAAGACGGAACTTATGCGCTAGGCGTGAAGCCAAAAGGTGAAGGCATATTCCAAAATGACTTTGGTGGTACTAACCTATCTAACATCCCTGAAAAAGAGTTGCCGAGCATTGTTGGTAAAGAATTAGCACAAAAAATTATCTCTGGCGAAGGCCGACAGGCTGGAAATACTAATCGTTATATTCTTGAAGGCATTGACTTACAAGTTGGTGGCGAAGGGATGAAAAAGTATTATGACGAGATTTACCCTAAATTCTTAGACAAGTACGGCAAGAAGTGGAACGCAAGGGTAGGCGAAACACAGATTAAAGTGGGCGAAGATGTTGTAGATCAAGGAATGATGGCCCCCGGAATTGGTTTAATTGGTGAAACAACCGTAAAAGCCGCACCAAGAGAAACCATCCGCTACATCGACATAACCCCCGAAATGAAGGGCGCTGTAAGCAAAGGCCAACCACTATTTGCTGCTACTCCGGCTCTCCCATTAGGGGCACAAGGACTGCTCGGCGAACCCGAAAAGAAGAAAGAACTCAGTCTGTTAGACTAAGCACTCACCAACAAGCCATAAGGAATTGGTAATGCAAAAGAAGACAATACTAACTATAGTAGCCAAAGATAGCAAGGGTGCTATATGAGTGGCGTAAGACACGGCGGCAGGGGCATAGGAACGCCGAATAAGGCCACATCTGAGGCAAGACAAGCCATAGCTACCTTTGTGGATGGAAACGCATGGCGGCTCTCTATTTGGCTTGACAAGGTAGCAGAGGGTGACCCCGAGCATGACATAAAGCCAAACCCCGCAAAGGCATTTGAACTATTCCAATCAGTAGTGGAGTATCACATTCCAAAGCTGGCAAGGACAGAACACGCCGGAGACTCAGAAAATCCCATTGAAATGAAAGTCACATGGGCGCAACCGAACAATCCATCGTAATCCCGTATAGCCCGAGAAAAGAGCAATTGCAGATTCATACTCTGCTAGACGCTAAACGGTTCGGAGTGGTGGTGGCCCATCGTAGGATGGGAAAGACGGTCAGTGCAATCAACCATCTGATTAAAGATGCGGTGAGCAACCAAAAGGAAGCCCCGAGATACGCTTACATCGCTCCAACCTACGGGCAAGCAAAGCGGGTGGCATGGGACTACCTCACGAAGTACGCAAGACCGTTAGGCGGTACAGAGAACATTTCTGAGTTACGGGTGGACTTTTGGAACCGTAGGATTCAGTTATACGGCTCAGATAACCCCGATTCACTACGCGGTCAGTACTTTGATGGGGTGATTCTTGATGAGATTGGCGACCAAAACCCAAAGATATGGACAGACATAATTCGACCGTCATTGGCTGATCGTCTCGGGTGGTGTTGCTTTATCGGAACGCCAAAGGGCCACAATCACTTCAAAGACCTCAGAGATCGGGCAGAAACTGAGGACGGGTGGGGACTATTGGAGTTCAAAGCCTCCCAAACAGAGGTCTTGACCATTACCGAACTTAAAGCGGCTCGGGTGGAAATGGGGGAAGATAAGTACCTTCAAGAGTTTGAATGCTCGTTTACCGCAGCGGTGGAGGGGTCGTACTACGGTCAACTGCTCAATGATTTGGACGAAAAGAACCACATTCAAGAGATTCCCCGCGATGACCTTTGTAAGACAGTGTGTGCATGGGACTTAGGAATGGGTGACTCAACGGTGATTTGGGTGGCTCAAGTGGTCGGCTCAGAAATCCGATTGATGGACTTTTACGAGAATAACGGGGTGGGTCTTGACAGCTATGTAAATTGGTTGAGGCATAATGGGTGGGACAAAGCCGAGCAAATCCTACCTCACGATGTACAAGTGCGGGAACTCGGGACGGGGAAAAGCCGACTAGAGGTTTTAACCGATGCTGGATTGAACATTCGGGTTGCCCCACGCATGGGGGTCGATGATGGCATCCAAGCGGTACGAAGGCTTCTCCCACGATGCTGGTTCAATGTGCCAAAGGTCAAGCAAGGACTAGACGCACTCAGAAACTACCGAAGGGATTACGATGAAAAGCGGAAAATCTTTTACGACCGACCACTTCATGATTGGAGTAGCCATAGTGCTGATGCTTTCCGCTATCTTGCAATCGGTCTAAACGAAACAACCGGCTGGTCAAAGATGCCCACTCAAAATGTGAAATGGATTGTGTGATGGACGAAAACAAACTCAAATCAATCATCGATGCTGAGATTTCCAACAGTCTCGGCTATTTGGAGACTGAGACCACTGAACAGCGCAGAGAAGCACTGCAAAGCTACCTCCGGCAACCATACGGCAATGAGGTGGAAGGCAAGTCTCAGATTGTCACGGGTGAGGTGGCAGAGGCCGTGGACGGTTCTCTCCCGTCATTGGTGCGAATCTTCTCGGCAAGCGATGAGGTGGTGAGGTTTGAACCCCGTGGGCCTAATGATGAGGCCGGAGCAAAGCAAGCCACTGAGTATGTCAATTGGGTATTCAATCGTGACAACGAAGGCGTGATTATTCTTCACGATTGGTTTAAGGATGCGCTTCTCCAAAAGGTCGGAGTGGTCAAAGCCTATTGGGAAGACAAAGAAGATGTCATCAAAGAAAAGTACCGTGATCTAACTGATGACGAACTCGCCATGCTGATGAGCGATGGCACGATGGAGATCGTTGAGCAAGACTCGCAAGAATTCGATCAGATGACCCCAATGGGGCCGATGAAGGTCAAGATTCATGCTGTGACGGTCTCTAAGAAGCAAAAGACGGGTCGTGTGGTGGTGGAGAATGTCCCACCCGAAGAATTCCTAATCTCTAAGAAGGCCCGAAGGATTGAGGGTGCGCCTTTCGTTGCCCACCGTAAGCTGATGACTCGTAGCGACTTGATCGCTATGGGCTTTGATGCTGACATTGTGGACGGGATTCCCGCAAGTGATTCACTGACATACACGCCGGAACGACTCGTAAGGTTCTCCAATGGTGAGCAACCGGATGATTCCACAAGCATGGATGACTCTATGCAGAGTGTGGAAGTGTTTGAGTGCTACCTACGGGCAGACATGGACGGTGACGGGATAGCTGAACTGCGCCAAGTGTTCTATGCTGGAAACGAAATTCTGTCAGATGAGGAGTGCGACTATGTGCCATTCCACTCGATTTGCCCGATTCCAATCCCACACAAGTTTTTCGGTCAATCATTGGCAGACCGCACGACAGACATTCAGCTTCAAAAGACCACTATCACCCGTCAGATTTTGGATAACCTCTATCTGACAAACAACGCTCGGGTTACTGCGGTTGACGGTCAAGTGAACTTAGATGATTTGCTGACTGCCACTGCTGGCGGTGTGGTGCGGATTAAGTCTCAAGGCGCTGTGCAACCGTTACAAGTGCAACCCGTTGCGGGACAAGCCTTCCCGATGCTTCAGTATCTTGACTCTGTGGCTCAAAAGCGCACCGGAGTATCAGACGCATCACAAGGGCTAGACCCCGCTATTTTGCAGAATGTGACTGCTGCTGCTGTGGCATCTATGCAAGCTGCTGGCGCGGGTAAGGTCGAACTGATAGCGCGAATCTTTGCGGAGACGGGTGTTAAATCGCTTTTCAAAGGGATTCTGCATCTGCTTTGCAAGTATCAAGACAAACCCCGTATCGTGCGGATGCGCGGCTCGTATGTGGCATTTGACCCGCGTGAGTGGTCGAATCAGTACGATGTGGACATAAATGTTGGTCTCGGTGCTGGCAACCGTCAAGAACAGATGGCGATGCTGCAAATGGTCTTGCAGAAACAAGAGCAAGTGTTGGGACAAATGGGGCCAGCAAACCCGTTGGTGAGCATTGGTCAGTATCGCAACACTCTCGGTCGGATGGTGGAAGCTGCCGGATTCAAGGACAGTGCAGAGTTCTACAAAGCCATTCCTCCGGAGGTCGATCAGCAATTGAGTAACCCGCAACCGCAACAACCGCAAATGTCGCCCGAAGCACAAGCGGCAATGGCAAAGGTTCAAGCCGACATTCAGAGTATGCAAATGAAGGCAGAGGCAGATATTCAATTGGCCCGTGAAAAGGCGATGGCAGATATGCAGCTACAGCGGGACAAGTTCCAAGCTGAAATGATGTTTAGAAAGCAAGAGTTTGAAGCAGAGGCCCAATTGAAGGCAATGAAGGTCGGTGCGGGGATTACCTCAAACATTGAGATTCCGGGGTAAGTATGTTTGAAGCAATTACCCAACAGCTTAAAAATGTTCAAGCTGCACAAGAACGGGGCGAGGCAGACCCGTGGAGTTTTTACACGCGACCCGTTGCAAGTTCGGGAGGACTCGGATTTTTTAATCAGCTTGCAAGTTTAGACCCTAGCACCGCGATTAGTCGTGAACTAACAAACTTAGCCCAACCCGTTGAAAAGACAATAAGCCAAAATCTAGCCCAATTAGACAAAGATTTAAGCCTATCTGAGAATGCCCCATTATTGGCGGCAATCGCAGTAAGTGTGGCAATGCCGGGGGTCGGCTCTGCTATTGGTCAGCAAATGATGGCGGCAGGACTGCTACCCGCTACCACATCGGCGGCGGTGGCCTCTGCAATTGGTACGGGTGTGGCTAACGCTGCCCTACAAGTTGCACAAGGCAAGTCACCGGAGGATGCTCTAAAGGGTGCTGTGGTTGGCGGGGTGGCGGGTTTTGCAGGTGGGCAAGTGGGCGACTATTTGGTGGGCGACCCCGGCGCGGTGAAGAACTTTGTCTCTAGCACTGCGGCTAATATGGTTTCGGGTAAAGACCCCGAGACAGCGGCAAAGACTGCACTTATTCAAACGGGCATTCAAGGCACTGCGGACACAATATCAAAAGCACAAGCCGAAAAGTACATCGAGACCCTTCCCATTCCCGATTATTTAGATGCTGGCTCTGCCCCAACAAGTCAAGACACGATGGCGGCATATCCGGAGACCAATCCGGTAAACATTCAAGGCCCACCGGAGGCCATTGATACGACACTGCTTGATCTAGCCAAAGCACCGCCATCGACACAGACATACACCTATGAGGATGGAAGCACCCTTACGGTTGATGAAGGCGGCGGTGTAGTTGGTTATACAGATGCAACCAAAACCCCATATCAAGGCCCAATCTCTACACCGTCAAGCCCACTCACTAAATCGCAGATTGAGGGCATGATTAAACTCGGCTTAACTGTTGCTGGTGCAAGTCAAGCAAGCAAGGCGGTGCAAGACGCAATATCTAGCGGTGGTGGAACCCAAACAAGCGGTTTTCAATTCACACCGTCAGATATATCAAGTTGGGGTCAACCGGAATACACGCAAACCTTTCAAGGCCCAATCGACATAAATTCACTGTTTGCCACTGACAATCTATTAGGTGGCACTCAATGGGCAGGGCTGCAAGGCAACCAATTTGCCAATATCCCGCAAGTGTCAATGTCTGACTTCATATCGAGTATCCAAAATGGAAAAGTTTGAACGCGCACAAAATCTACTTTCAGATGATTTCTTTTTGGAAGAAATGGAAGAATTAAAGCAATCTGAATTGCTGAATATAGTTAACTCTGCGCCCGATGATATTGAAGCGCGAGAACTTGCATATTTAAAAATTCATGCTTTACAATCAATTAAAGGCCACTTCGAATCAATCGCTGCCACGGGCAAAATTGTTTCAAAGCGGTGGAGAATTTTGTAATCGTTGATTACACCGTGGCACTCGGTAAGTGCTGACAACTTGGGTAAGAAATGAGTGATAACACGACTCCGCAAGGAAGTGAATCGCTGAATGTGGAACAAGCTGCATCCGCATTTTTTGGATTAATGGATTCTGAACCGAACGCCGAAGGCCAAGTCGAACAGAATGCAGCTTCAGAAAATGATGATGGCGTTGATTCCGAGTTGGTGGATTCTGAAGAAGTTGAGAAAGAGCAAACTAGCACTTTTCGCGTCAAAGCGGCGGGAGAAGAACGCGAAGTTACTTTAGATCAACTTATTGAGGGCTATCAACTTGGGGCCGACTACACAAAGAAGACCCAAACGCTTAGTGAACAACGCCGCGCTGTGGAAGCAGAACGGTCGAAAATTGACGAAGCAAACAAGTTAAGAGATCAGTATGCTCAACGCTTGCAGATGATGGAACAATTCCTAAGTCAGCAAACGAAGGGCGAGAACTTGGATGCTCTAAAGGAAAGTGACCCCATCGGGTATGCGGTTAAGGTAGCAGAACAGCAGCAACGCAAGGAACAACTTGCGGTTTTGAAGGCAGAACAGCAACGCATTGCCCAACAGCAACAAGCGGAACATTCTGAAAAACTCCAAAGCCACATTGCTCAAGAAAGCCAAAAACTTTCTTCTTCTATACCGGGATACGCAGACCCAAAGGCTGGCGACCAAATCCGCAAGGATATTCGGGACTACGCCAAGTCGATAGGGTGGACTGACCAAGAGTTAGCCAATGTCTATGATTCTCGGGCTGTTTTGAGTTTGTATCACGGTATGAAGTATTCCTCTTTGCAAAAGGGCAAGCCGGAGTTATCCAAAAAGGTAACCGAAGCACCCCGAATGATTAAGAGTGGAGTTTCCCAACCGAGAGACAATCAAGAACAGCACAAAAAAGCAGTAGCGCAGTTGCGGAAAACCGGAAAAATCCGAGACGCTGCAAGTGCGTTTGAACGGTTCGTTTAACTCAAGGATTCAATCATGGCAACTTATCAAACCTACACCTCTATCGGTCAACGCGAAGACTTGTCCGATGTGATCTACTCGATCTCCCCCACCGACACGCCTTTCATGTCGTCCATCGGTAAGGGCAAAGCAACCGCTACCAATCACGAGTGGCAAACCGATGCTCTTGCATCTGCCACTCTGAGCAACTTTGCAGTTGAAGGCGATACCGCTTCTGACGCTACTTTGGGTGTGACCACTCGTGCTGGCAACAAAACTCAGATCAGCCAAAAGACCGTGAAAATCTCCGGCACTTTGGAAGCTGTGGACAAAGCTGGTCGTAAGTCTGAGAAGGCTTACCAACTGGCTAAAGCCTCTGCTGAGATCAAGCGCGACATGGAAACCACCCTCTTGTCAAACCAAATCAGCACGAACGGTTCTTCTAGCTCTGCTCGTAAGTTGGGCGGCTTGCAAGCATGGTTGGCAACCAATGGCGACTTTGGCACGAACGGCGTTGCTGGCGCAAGCGGCACTACTGCTCGTACCAACGGCACGAACCGCACCTTTGACGAAACCATTTTGAAAACCGTGGTTAAAGAGGTGTATACCGCTGGCGGCAATCCCAAAGTGTTGATGGTGAACCCTGCTCACAAGCAATTGGTTTCCACCTTCGCGGGTATCGCTGCACAGCGTTTCATGGCCCCGAGCGATGCACCCACCACCATCATCGGTGCTGCTGATGTGTATCTGAGCGACTTCGGCACGATCTCTGTCGTTCCCAATCGCTTCATGTCCTCTACCAACAATTGCGATGAAACCGCTTTTGTGTTGGATACCGACATGGCTGCTGTGGCTTATCTGCGCCCCTTCCAAACCAACGAGTTGGCTAAGACGGGTGATGCGGAAGTTACTCAATTGCTGGTGGAATACACCTTGCAAGTGAACAACGAAGCTGCACACGGCATCATTGCTGACTTGACTCCCTAAGAGTGAATGCCCCCATGTTTAACCGCATGGGGGTTTTTCTATGACACAGTTTCGTCAATCTGTTGCCCACGCCGATGGCGAAGGCGGCATCATCGTTGAGACACGCCAAGACATAACGGCAAACATCGAGCAAAATCTAAAGGAATTCAATTCCTATGATGAACGAGCAAGATGGTCGGATGATATGTTTGGCAATAAGGTTGCTTCAATCCCTTTGACAGTGATTGACGATCTAAACGCAAAAGGCATCATGAGAGGCTTTGCGGTAGTGGATGAAAAGAAATTCAAAGAATTCCTAAACAGTCCGGACAATCGTTTTTTCAGAACTAGACCGGGGCGAGTATGAGCATTGCGACATTCTCTGAACTCAGTACAGCGGTTGCCAATTATTTGGCCCGTAGTGACTTGACCGATCAGATTCCCGACTTCATTCGGTTTGCAGAACTGAGACTTCGCAGAGAACTCCGCATTCGGCAAATGCTCAAATCTGTGACCACCACTACGACAAGTGGGGATGGAACGGTAGAGATACCGTCAGACTTTCTTGAGGCTAGAGACTTCTATGTAACGGGGAACCCTCCGCAACCATTGACATATCTGTCTCCATCGGTGTTTATCAGAAACACAGATTCTCATGTTCGCGGTAAACCGTTGAATTACACAATTTTGGCGACTGAGTTTCAGTTAGCCCCAATGCCGGACAACACATATACGGTTCAACTGCTGTATTACTCTGCTCCGACATTCCTATCAAGCACAAACTCAAGTAATGCGTTTATGGCTAACTCTCCCGATGCTTTGCTTTATGCGGCATTGCTGGAAGCAGAACCATACATCATGAACGATGCACGAATTCAGACATGGGCTACCATGTATCAAAGGGCAATCGACACATTGGTTAGATCGGATGAATCTGCTCAATACTCGGGTGTTCCACTCGCAATGACTTTATCAAAGAGGTAAAAAATGGCTGCAATGTCTAACTATCTTGAGAATGCTCTAATCAATGAAGTTCTCCGCGCAACTGGCTACACAGCACCTTCAACTGTCTATGTTGCACTGTTTACGAGTGACCCTACAGATGCTGGTAGTGGTACTGAGTGCAGTGGTACATCTTACGCTCGTCAGTCTGCTACTTTTGCTGCTCCCTCTAATGGTGCTTCTAGCACTAGTGCAGATATTAATTTCCCGCAAGCTGGAGGTTCATGGGGAACCATCACCCACTTCGGTATTTTTGACGCTCTCACTACTGGCAATCTGTTGGTACATGGTGCTTTGACCACCTCTAAAACAATCGACACGGGCGATGTATTCAAAATCGCTAGTGGCTCTCTGACTGTCACCTTTGCGTAATGGCAGATGTTTGTGGCCCATTCACGCTTGAACAGCTAGACCTATTCGGGAGCATCGATAGTCTAGCCTTCTCGCTTGATTCAACCGTTTGGACTGATGCAAATGTCTGCATCATTGAAGCGGCGGCATCCGCATCGGGTGCAGGGTCAGTCAGCGCAAGCCCCGTAGCGGTATTGGCGGGGGCATCATCTGTCAGTGGTAATGCACAAACGCAGATTACTTACATTCGCGTAAGGAACTCAAGCGCATCTGTCAGCGGTGATGCTTCATCTTCTTCCGGCTCACAAGTTACCTATGTTTCGAGTGCTTCGATTACGGGGCTTGGAACGGTCTTGGGTGACGGGATAAGGGTTAGGTTAGGCTCGGGGTCGATAAGTGGCATAGCGACCGTTTTAGCGGCTGGAACCGGCATCTACTCAAGCGGCGCATCGGTCTCCGGCTCTGCTTCGATCATTGGTGACGGTTATCGGGTACGAGAGGGCGCGGCTAGTCTGTCCGGTGCGGCTACGGTATCGGCGACTCCTATCAGAATCAGAACCTCAAGCGGTGACATAAACGGTACTGCTACGGTCTCTGCTCTCGGTGGGTTGGTATCGAGTGCTGCGGGTATTCTGAACGGAATAGTGACTGTTTCGGCTGTGCCAACAGCGACATTTCAAGCGCAGATGTCAATCAGTGGGACGGTAACGATTTCTTGCATTGGCATCCGATTGGGTGACAATTGGTCAAATGTCGCGGCTGACTCAAACACATGGACAGATGTGAGTGTTGGTGGGAACACATGGACAACCGTAACCGCTGACGCGAATACATGGACAGATGTGGGAACATCGGGAAATACATGGACAGACACCGCAACGAATTCAAATGAATGGTTAAGGAATGGATGATGCCTACTCAAAGAATCGCATTAGGTGAATGGTTACCCGATCAACCGGGGTTGACGGGGGCATTGACTGTGGCAAAGAACTGTTTTCCGGTGACTGCGGGATACGGTGCATTTCCGGCAGAGGCTAACTTCTCTGCGGCGGCTGCGGAGGATTTGACTTCAATCATTTCTGCCAAAGACCAAAGCGGCACAACAAAACTGTTTGCTGCGGGACTGAAAAAAATCTACGCTGTGGACTCTGTGGGGGCATTGACGGGTGTGTTTAGCTACACGGGCACTTATGCCCAAAGCGGCACGACCACTCTAACGGTGACTTCTATTGCTCACAAGTTAAAAACGGGTGACTCGGTTTACTTAGACTTCACAAGCGGGTCAGCGGCAGATGGTCAATTCACCGTGACTAAGCTCACTGTGGACACATTCACTGTAATAACCACCTCCGCGACAACTTCGGGCAATGTGACCATATCGTCAACTTCAACGGGATACAACACAAGCTCAACCAATCGGTTTAGATTCACTTTGTTCGGCAATCAGATCATCGGGACAAACTTTGCAGAGAGGCTGCAAGTCTATTCAGCGGATGGCAGTTCGTCATTCAAGAACTTGTCAGACAGTGCGCCTATCGCTAAGTTCATCACTGTGGTGAGGGATTTTGTGGTTTGTGCCCATTTGGATGAGAGTGGCACGACTCGCCCATATCGGGTGCGGTGGTCAGCAATCAATGACGAGACCAATTGGGTTGAGAATGTAAACACTCAATCGGACTATCAAGACATTCCCGATGGTGGACACATCACGGGCATTCGCGGTGGTGAGTTTGGGATTATTCTCTTAGAGAAATCAATCTCCCGCATGAGTTACGCCGGTACACCATTCATCTTCCAATTTGACAATATCTCTCGCGGCAAGGGATGTATCGCTGCGGGTTCTGTTTGTCAGTATCAAGGGCTAACCTTCTTCTTGTCTGATGACGGGTTCTATGTCTGTGATGGGCAGAAAGTAACCCCTATCGGTGCAGAGAAGATTGATCGGTTCTTCTTCAATGACGCTAATTTGGACTTAACCACAATGTCAGCGGCGGCAGACCCAATCCGCAAACTGATTATGTGGAATTACCTCTCGACAGACGGGACAAGAAAGCTGATTGTGTACAACTTCACAATTGGCAAATGGTCTTTGATGGAGACTACAGCGGATTACATTTCAGACGCATCGACTGCCTCTGTGACGCTTGAACAGTTGGATTCTGTGAATGCGTCTATTGATGCTTTGGCGGTGAGTATGGACTCGGCTCTGTACGCCGGAGGAAAGTATTTTCTCGGTGGGACAGACGGGACACGGGTTATCACCTTCACCGGAGCAAACAAATCAGCGGTTCTTGAAACGGGCGACATTGATGCCGGACGCTCGATAGTGATGTTGGCTCGACCTTTGGTTGATAACGGCTCTGCGAGTGTTTCTGTGGCCTCTCGGACGCTTCTAACGCAGAGTCTGTCGTTTGGGTCGGCATCTGCGGCTGACACTGATAACCGTGTGTCTTTGAGAAGTTCCGGCAAGTACCATCGTTTGCGGATGCAACCAACTGGCGACAATTGGAAAACCGCGATGGGTTTGGATGTTGATGTTGTTCAGCAAGGCATCCGGTAATGTTTAGGATTCTCCCGTTCTTTGGTGGTGACCCGCGCACAGTCGCGGAAATCGTCAATGGAATCATGAACGGCAAGACCAACAATGTCGGGGTTATCACGCTTGCGACCGGTGGGGCGACTACTACGACTATCACTGATAGACGCATTGGGGCAGACAGTATTCTTTTATTGACTCCACTCACAGCGGCAGCTAATTCGGATGCTGTGCCTTATGGTGCTTTTCAAGACAATACAGATCAGACCATTGCAAGCACGACAACCGCTTATCAAATGACCTTTGACACGACTGATTACACCAACGGAGTGACTGTCGTAACGAGTGGCGGTAAGGCATCACGCTTGACTGTGGCGAATGCGGGGATGTATAACCTGCAATGGTCGGGACAATTCAACAACACTGATACTCAACTTCATGACGCAACGGTTTGGCTTAGAAAGAATGGAACCGACATAGTAGGTTCTGCGGGTGAGATTTCTATTCCAAACTCGCATGGCGGTGTGGATGGGCATACGCTTGTCGGGTGGAATTACTTTGTGGATATGGCGGCAAACGACTATCTTGAACTCATGTGGTCGGCAACAAATACGGCAGTATCTTTGCAGCATTCGCCTACTAAAACCTCTCCAACAAGACCTTCAACAGCATCGTTGATTGCTACATTAAGTTATGTAAACACATCATCATCGTTCAATGTGTATGTGAGTGCAAGGGGCAAGGGAACCGCAACGCTGACACATTTTGCAAACTCAACTGCTGACAAAACATTTGGTTATGTAATTGTTGGCTGATACAATGACTCTAGTGGATGACCCCGCCGGAGTCCTTTTAATGAAAGGATAAGTCATGGCAACGCAAATGCAGACCTCTACGACCACCACGGCAGTAGACCCCACTATTCAACCGTATCTGACTTATGGGCTGTCTGAGGCACGAAAGCAATACGAAGGTGGTGGCCCTCAGTTCTACCCCGGTCAAGGGTATGTAGGCCCATCCACTGCCACACAAACTGCCCTTCAAGCCCTACAAGCAAGGGCAATGGCGGGTAACCCTCTGTTAGGTCAAGCACAAGGCAATGTGAGTGGGATGCTCGCGGGTGACTATCTCGGCGGTAACCCATTCTTTCAAGGCGCATTCCAACCCGCTGCGGCTGCGGCACAAACTGCCTTTCAAAAGTCTATTGGTGACATTTCCTCCGCTGCCTCAAAAGCCGGACGATATGGCTCCGGTGCGATGGGTGACCTTCAAAGTCAAGCGGCTGGAACCTTTGCACAGAAACTTGCGGACACTGCGGGTAAGCTGTCATACGAGAATTACGCTCAAGAACGCCAAAACCAAATGCGAGCACTCGGCATGGCTCCGGGCCTTGCAGAGGCCGACTATGGCGACATAAACAAATTGTTGGGTGCTGGTCAACTGGGGGAGGGTTATCAAACCTCTGCTTTGCAAGCTGATATGGCGCGGTACAACTTTGAGCAAAACGCACCACAAAAGAATCTGACGAACTATCTGAATATGGTTTATGGGTTCCCTGCCGGTCGGACGCAGACGCAAACCACACCGTACTACACGAACCCCACCGCTACGGCATTGGGAACGGGTTTGCTCGGACTGAATCTGTACAACGCCGGAAATCAAGCAACCGGAGGCGGATTAACCAATTTCTTCAAGAGTGGGTGGAACACATTGACAAGTGGCTTTGGTGGCGGCTCTCCTGTTAACACGGGCCTATATGATGACTACTCAAGACGCAATGATGTTGATACCAACTTCTAAGGATAATCATGGCACTACTTGATATTTTTGGTACGACTCCTTCCTACTACGGTGGGCTATTGGGTGAGGACGAGTTAAATCGCGTCCGGCAACAAGCCCAACAGCAAGCACTACAAAACACCGCATTGGCTCTATTGCAAGCTGGCGCACCAAGCAGAACGCCGGGGAACGAAGCACTTGCCATCGCTCAAGGTCTAGCGGGTGGTCAGCAAGCCTACAGACAGACAATGCAAGAAGGCTTGAAAGACAAGATGCAAGAGATGCAGATTCAAGATTACATGAGAAAGCAGAAAGAGGCAGAGAACGAAAAGGCTCGGATGCAACTTGCTCAACAAATGTTGCCTTACGCAATGCAAGAACAAGTAGTAAATCAAGGCACTTATGGGCGCGGCTTGCCCGTTGGTGACGCTGTGGCTGAACAACTTGCACAAGAGAATGCAATGTTTGGCCCCGCAGGAATGCGGAGTTTGGAAGAATCTGCAAACTATCCCGTACAAGACACAAGAATGGCACAAACGGCAATGCCAGCAGAAACGGCATTTGTTCCCAATCAAGCTATCTTAGGACGCTTGCAACAAATTCTGCCTTTCAAAGATTTTGAAAATGTCATGCAAGGCATTGAGCGCAGACAAAAACTGACTCAGCCGGATTACATAACCTCCGGACAAACAATTTTGCAAAAGACTGCATCTGGCTTAAAGCCCGTATTTAAAGGTCAAGATTTCAAAATTGTAGACAACGCAATCTATGCTGTAGACGAAAACGCACCCAATGGGTTGCGGCTGGCAGTTGATAGGTCGGGTAGATTTACGGGGGACTTTGCCAATTTGTCTAAAATTATGTATGGCACAGATAGTCCACAAAACTTAACGCCGGAACAATCAAGCAAACTTTTAGCAGAGGCAAAGGTTTATAAGAAATCCGGTGCTGGTGGTGACATTATTAACTATCCTCCCGGTGCTGTGCCTGTTGGCAAAGAAGGTCAAAACAAACTTGATGCGTTGGCTTTGACAACGGGTGACCGTTTGGCCCAACTTGACAGAATTGAATCATCGTTTAATCCGGCTTATCTTGAAACACGATTCAAGGGAACTCAAGCATTACGCGCAATAGGTGAGAAGTCGGGCTTGTCTAAACTAACCCCTGCTCAACAACAAGAATTGACCTCATACACTCAATTCCAACAAGATGCAGTCCGGACATTGAATGCGTACATCAATGAGCTTACTGGTGCGGCTATGGGTGCAGGTGAAGAAGCTGACCGTCTTAAATCGGGCGTTCCAAACCCCGGAACGGGGTTGTTTGATGGTGATAGTCCAACGCAGTTCAATGCAAAGCTAAAGAACACTTTGCGCGACTTGCGGACAGTAGAGGCGAGAATTCAATACATCAAAGCCAATGGCCTCAAGTTGGTGGATGTACCGCTGAACAAGATGCCGGACATTATGCGGAAACGCGAAACAGAATTGATTAAATCTCTCGCACTTGATGTATCAAAGCCTGAAGATAAAGCAATTCTCAAAAATCGATTGGCCTCTGAATTCGGATTGATGAGGTAACACCATGTCTGTAGTAGATGAATTGCTGAGTGGGACTTCAACGGAAGAACGAAAGATGTTCCCCGTTAGTTCGAGTGTGGTCGATGAAATCTTGTCGCCATCAACAACGCCGAGACGAATGGTGCGGGATGAAACAATCGTCCCACAAAGAACCTCTGCGGGTGCTGCTGACATATTCACAGCATTAAAGGCCGGAGTACCAACCGACAAACAAGCAGCAATCAAGCTATTTGCAGAGGCTCGGGGAATACCGGAAAGCCGATATCGTGTGGTTGGCAATGAGATTGTTTACCAAGCGGATGATGGTAAGTTCTATTCCGAAGTTCCCGGCATGATGACCAAGCCAATGACTTCAATGGCGTACAACTTGCCCGATGTATTGGAAGCTGTACCGGACATAGCTGCGGGGATTATGACTACCCCTATGCTCATGGCTGGCCCTGCTGGTGCTGCGGCAAGCATGGGAATCACGGGGGCGGCTGCTGCGGGTGCAAATGCAATTCGTCAAAACATTGCGGGACTGCTTGCAGATCAAGAGGTATCCGGTGGCGACATTGCTAAACAAGGCGCAGTGTCCGGCTTATTCCAAGCTGCACCGTTGGGCTTGCGTATGTTCTTAGGGCGTAATGTTGCAAAAGACATTGCAAAGGTAAACGCACCCGAAGTAGCGGACTTGGTGCAAAAAGCAAAGGACTTAGGCATTGACCTAACTCCGGCTGAATTAACCAATCTGCCTTCTCTCAAATCACAGCAAAAGGTGTTGGGGAACATCGTAGAGAGTGCGGACACACTCGGAGACTTTTATCTAAACAGATACAAAGAGCAAGTTCAACCCGCTGTAAATAAGTTCTTGGAAAGCATTAGCAGAGTTGATGACCCAATGACTGCGGGATTTCGCGGGCAAAAGGCATTGAAAGATCGTGTCGTTCAATTGGAGAAGGCAAGGGAAGAAGGCAGCGAGCCTTTGTATCGTGCTGCATTTGAAAGATCAGTACCCGTAGATGCTCGACCCGTTATTGCCCAAATTGACTCGATGATGAACATTGCAAAGGGTGATGAACTCAAAGCATTGCAACGCATCAAGAATAACCTATACCGTGAGAAGGCCACTTACAACGCACAAGGCGATGAGGTGATGGTTAAGGTGGTTGAAGATCGTCTACCTGCATTGCAACGCGCAAAGTTTGACATTGACAAGATGTTCAAAGAAGAATCATTTTCGTCAATGGATAATTTAATTCAATCTGAAATAACTAATGTTCAAAAAAACTTAATTAAACAGATGAGCAAAGACAATCCGATGTATGGTGTGGCAGACGCTCGATTTGCTGAATTGTCTAAGCCTTTGAATGAGTTTGCTGAACGGCGACCGGGCCTATCGTTAACCGCGATCACAAAAGACAATCTAAACGATTTGGCAAACAGACTATTTGCAAATGCTTCACATCAAACCATTCGCTATACCCGTCAACAGATTCAAGCGGTAAGCCCCGAAGCATGGAACGATGTAAGTCGGGCGTACTTGGAACAGCAATGGGAAAAGGCAATGAAACCCCGCATTGGGGCCAAAGAACCCCGTATAGATGCGGGTGCTGATTGGAAGATGCTGATAATGGGTGATAGCAAGTCACAAAAGGCATTGCTAGAGGCATTGGGGGCGCAACAGTTCCAAGCATTGAACAACCTTACGCAAGTGTTAGAGGCTGCAAGTCGGGTGAAGAAACTCGGCTCGGATACTGCTTTTAATCAACGAGCAATGAAAGAGATGGAAGATAATGCGCCGGGTGCATTGGCTGCATTTGCTCGGGTTACTGGTAGTGCTGCGACACCTTTGGACTACGGTAAGTTTTTCAAAAATTGGGCAAATGAAAGGGCATTCTCAAAAAATGCTGAACAGTTGGCTCAAATCATCACAAGCAAAGACGGTATGAATAGACTTAGGGAGTTAAAACGAATGTCACCAACTACACCAAAATTCGCAGCCGGTCTAACGCAATTGGCGTTGGATTATGGAATGATTGGTAGCACACTTAGCGAGGACTAAATCATGCCAAAAGTAAAAATCAGCGAGTACAGCGCAACCGCTAACTCAAACACAGATGTAGCATCAATCAACATTGATGAGGGATGCGCTCCGAGTGGCATCAATAACGCCATTCGTGCGGTGATGGGCCATCTGAAAGACTTTCAACAAGGAACCAATGGAGACCCGTTTAACGGCCCCGTGAATGGTACTTTGGGGGCTACGACTGCCAATACAGCGGTAGTGACCACATTAAACAGCACAGACGCAACAGACGCATCTAGCACCACTGCTGCTGCAATGAAAACAGCGGGCGGTTTGGGTGTTGCTAAAAAATTGTTTGTTGGTTTAGATTCAAACATTTATGGCCTCACCGTAGGCCGTGGCGCAGGTGCTGTATCCACCAACACTGCGGTGGGTGCTAGTACTTTGGCGGCTGTGACAAGCGGCGGTTCTCTTGTTGCTGTCGGTTCTAACGCTGGTAAAGCCTTGACGACTGGTTCTGATAGCGTTGCTGTTGGCGCTAATGCTTTGCAGTTTGCCACGACTGGGACTGCTAACGTAGGCGTTGGTCAGGCCTCTTTGTATCAAACAACCACAGGCAACTACAACTCCGCACTTGGTACTGGCGCACTTCAGAACAACACCACAGCATCTAACAACACTGCTGTTGGCTATCAGGCTGGATATAGTGGAACAACTGGCGGGGCAACTGCTGGTCAAAATGTGTTTATTGGTTATCAAGCTGGATACAACACAAACCATAGTCGCCACACAATTGTTGGTTGGGGCGCAGGTAATGGTGTAACAACTGGCGATCGTATTACTGCTTTTGGACACACGGCTGGAAGTCTCTGCACAGGAAGTTTTAACACATTTATTGGCGGCTCGGCTGGTCGAGACCAAACATCTGGAACAGGCAACAGCTATCTTGGAGAATCTGCTGGTTACTTGATGACCACTGGTAGCGCAAATACCATCCTTGGCGGCTACTCAGGCAACCAAGGTGGCCTCGACATTCGCACAGCAAGCAACTACATCGTGCTGTCTGATGGGGATGGGAATCCACGGGGATATTTTGGTGGCCCGGGTAGCATTGGTAACGGTTGTTTTATAAAAACTGGAACTTCTTCTACGTCACGCATCCTTCCCGCCACAGACAATGTTGGTTATGTTGGTGAAAACAGTTATCGCTGGCAAGCCATTTATGCCGTCAACGGAACCATTCAAACATCGGATGGTCGTGAGAAAAACACAATTGCGGATAGCAATCTTGGGTTGTCATTTATTCAATCACTCCGCCCCGTTTCTTATAAATGGAATGTTGGTGAAAACGTAGTTACTTATGACGAAGAAAAGAACCCAATTGTTACACCCCGTGCAGGTGTCCGTTCACACTATGGTTTTATTGCTCAAGAAGTTAAGGCAGTAATTCCTGAGGGGGTTGACTTTGGTGGTTTTGTGCAAGAACCTGATGACGGCATGATGTCTTTACGCTACCACGAATTTATCGGGCCTCTTGTTAAAGCCATCCAAGAACTCAAAGCAGAGGTTGACAGCCTCAAAGCCCAAATCAACGGAGCATGAACATGAATGAAATCACCGCAGAACAAATCGCCCAGCACCTCAGTGCCGCTAATCTTTAAGGACTAACATGACTGAAACATTAACACCAGAACTCACGCAAGAGTTAGTGCGGTCATTGTTTGACTACAGGGATGGCTCGTTGTTCTGGAAAGTTTCAACTACAAATTCAGTTTGTGTCGGTCAAAAAGCTGGTACTTCCGTAAATGATTCTGGATACCATATTGTTGGTATTGGTGGAAAAACTTACAGATTACATAGAATAATTTTTTTGTATCATCATGGGTATTCACCTAAAAATGTAGACCACATAAATGGAGATAGGGCAAACAATAGCATTGAAAATTTAAGGCCAGCAGATGATTTCCAAAATAGCAGAAATTCTAAAATTAGTAAAAGAAACAAATCTAACGTAAAAGGCGTTTGTTGGGCTAATCATGTAAATAAATGGATGGTTCAAGTAAGACAAGGAAACTCAAAAAAATATCTTGGTTTATATGATGATATTGAATTGGCTGAATTAGTCGCTATTGAAGCAAGAAACAAATTTCACAAGGAATATGCAAATCATGGAACATATTGAGCAACCAACAGCAGAACAAATAGCAAAACATTATTCCGCTTGTTTGGATAGTGTGCATTTAATCCAAAATGGCAAGCCCGAACTGATGGAAGATGCTGAGTGGGCAGATTGCCTGACCCGCAACAAAGAGCATTTGAAGATCATGCTGGCAAAAGATTACTGGACAAATGAAGATTTGAAACCACTACAGGCGGCATCTGAATGAATCAAGAACTCCAGAAATACTATGAAGACCGCTTCTCAATGATGGGAAGTGATGGGTGGAAAGACTTGGTGGAAGATATTGACACCATGATTGCATCCTTGAATAATATATCTGTGATTTCTGATGAACAAAGCCTACAATTCAAAAAAGGTGAACTTTCTATACTTACTTGGCTGAAAACCTTGCGACAGGTCAGCGAGAGAGCATACGAGGAATTGAATGAAAAGAATGTTTGAATTTGCCTGTGCAAACGGGCATAAAACCGAAAGACTCTGTGTTTATGAGACTCAGAGTTTTAGGTGTGAATGCGGTGAAACAGCCAACCGCATTCTTAGTGCGCCAGCTTTTAGGTTGGAAGGGTGGTCTGGTTCTTTCCCATCAGCGCATGGGAAGTTCGAGAAAAGCCATCTTGACAAGCTAAAATCTGAACGCAAAGCCAACTCTTAAACAGAAATGTCGAGTTGATTCTCCTACAACCGAAACGGCAGGAAAAGGGAAAATATGTTGATTGACCAAGAACCTGAGATGAAAAGTGAGTTAGAAGCTGAAGAATCCAAGCTATCTAACACCATTGCGCCAGCAACGCCTGGACTTCCTGATAAATACAGGGACAAAAGTCTTGAGGATATTGTTCGGATGCACCAAGAGGCTGAAAAGCTAATTGGCAAGCAAGCGCAAGAAGTGGGAGAGGTAAGGAAACTCGCTGATGAACTCATTAAGCAGAACCTCAGTTCAAAGCAACAAACTATTAAAGAGGAAGAACCTGAAGTAGATTTCTTTGAAAATCCACAGAAGGCAGTTCAGAAGACTATTGATAATCATCCTGATGTTCTTGCCGCCCGTCAAGCGGGTGTTGAGTTCAAGAGGATGCAGATTCAGCAGAAGTTAGTGCAAGAGCATCCTGACTACACTCAGATTGCTCAAGATCAGGACTTTGTGAATTGGGTGAAATCCTCGCCTATTCGCCTTGGTCTGTATGCAAAAGCAGATGGTGAGTTTGATTTCGATAGTGCCAATGAGTTGCTGTCTACTTACAAGCAGTTGCGTGGTGTCAAGTCAAAGCAGACTGAGCAAGCGGGTGAAACCGCCAGGAAGCAGAACA